CGCCTTACGCGAGCACCGCGTCCTCGGCACCACCCCGACCAAGTAAACGACCACCCGCCCCCCGGGCGCCCTGGCATGAGCCGGGGCGCCTTTTTGCTTTTCCAAAAGAAAGCCCAAAGAGGGGTAGACAGCGGTAGACACTTTGCTATTCTGGAAGCATGAACAACACCACGACCCCCTCCCTCACCGCCGCCGACTTCGCCGCGCACGCCGCGATCTTCACCCCGCTCCCCGGCGTCGCCACCGTCATCGCGCTCGCAACGGTCGCCTCGGTCCTTTCCGCCTACGCCGGCCTCTTCACCAACTACCGCACCCCGGCGCAGCGTGCGGACGACCTCGACTACTCCCGCCGCCACTTCGGCACCGTCTACTACCACAACCCCAACAACTAGGAGAAAAGAAAGATGCACCTCACCAACCTCGAGATCAACCAACTCATCGCCGCCCTACGCTACGCGGTCGACGATCTGCAGCAACTCGGCTACCTCGTCTCGAGCCTCGACACGGGCAACGACTACCCGACCCAATACACCACCGACGAGACCGACGACAACTCTGGAGACGCGCCTACGATGCAGGTCGAAGGATGGACGCGGGCCAAGGAAGCGATCGCGCTCCTCGAGGGGATCCAGGCCGACTAGATCCAGGCCGGCCACCACTGGCGCCCCGGCTTCGGCCGGGGCGCCTTTTTGCTTTTCCAAAAGAAAGCCCAAAGAAGGGTAGACACCGGTAGACGCTTCGCTAAACTTGAAAGCATGAACAACACCGAGACCACCCGCTTCGCCACTGGCACCACCTACTTCACCCGCTCGATCGGCGATCACAATTGCATCTTCCGCTTTGAGATCGAGCGCCGCACCGCCTCGTCGGTCTGGATCAACGTCGACGGCAAGACCACGCGCCGCAAGATCTCGGTCTACAACGGCGTCGAGATCTTCCAGCCCTTCGGCTCTTACTCCTTCGCCCCAACCATCTCGGCCGACCGTCCGGTCGCCGTCTAAATCCCCGCCCGCACCAGGCGCCCCGGCTTCGGCCGGCGGCGCCTTTTTGCTTTTCCAAAAGAAAGACCAAAGAAGGGTAGACACGGGTAGACACTTTGCTATTCTGGAAGCATGAACAACACCGAGAACACCACCCCCACCGCCGCGCACCTCGCAGCAAAATCCACCCTCGCAGCCGCCGGCATCGAGACCCTCCGCCCTCGCAACATGGACAGCCTCGACTTCCACGAACTCAGCGTCAACGATATCACCTCGATCATCGAGGAAGCATACGCCGCCGGCCTGGAAGCAGCCCGGAAGGCCAACAAGTAAACAACATCCGGCCCGCCCTCACCGGCGGGCCAAAACAACCAACCAGAACCAAGCATGAAGATCCCAAAGAAATACAAACTCGACCAGGCCGTCTCCCGCTACGAGGACGCCCGCTTCGCCACCGAGCACATCCACATCGATACCGACAATAAATGCGCGGTCGCCACCGACGGCCGCATCCTGGCGGTGGTGCCCTGCGAGCCCTCGCCAACCGAGGAGATCATCGGCGACCCGGCGCTCGTCCCGGTCGACGCCTTCAAGGCCGCACGCAGGGCCGCCGGCGGCGGGCAGAAAAACCCGGACCTGGTGCTCATGGTCGACGACCGGGTGACCGTCCAGGACGGTGCCGGCAAGCGGACCTTCGACCAGGGCAAAGGCGAGTTCCCCAACTACAAGAACGTGATACCTGCAGCCGGCGCCGGCAAAATCGAGCTCGTCATCAACGCCAACCTGCTGCAGAAGCTCGCTAACGCCCTCGGGTCCAGCGGCGGCGTCAAACTCGAGATCCAACACGTGGTCGACGACAAGGGCGTCCACAAGCACATCGAGCGGAATAAGGGCATCCGGGTCACCCCGATCACTCAAGGCACCGAGGGCGAGAACGACGCCTACGGCGTGATCATGCCCATCACCCAGACATGAGCAGCGCCTTCGCCGTCTTCAAGCTCGCCGCAAAGTCGCACCCGTGCGACGACTGCGGCGAGCAGATCGTCAAGGGCGACCGCTACATCAAGGCGAGCCGCAAGCACGCAGGCGACTTCGAGCGCCTCAAGTTCTGCCTCTTCTGCGCCTCTCGCAAGCGCGAGGGGCGGCCGTCCTGGCACGACCTCGCTAGACGGGTCCCCGCTTCCGGCGGGTCATAGTTGCCAGTGAGCCCTCTGCCCGTTACCGTAACGGGCATGGCAATCCTCACCCTCGGCGCATACGGTGGCGCCACGCCCCCAACCGGCGTCACCAATAAAGAGTGGACCGTCGACATGGACGGCAACACCGACTCGGCCGGGATTGTCAGCTACCCGACAGGGCTGGCGGCGGCCGGCCACGGGATCCTCTTCGTGCGCGGCGGGACCACCGGCGCCGCGGCCTCGCTGGCCGACACCGACATCGACGTCCTCGAGGACCTGGTCGAGTATCAGAGCACCGCCTACGGCGACCCCGCCGGCGGCCGCACAATCTTCGCGCCGGCCATCCGCGGATGTGCCGCCGACGTATGGACCGACGGCCCGGCGAGCCCTGGCACCGACGAGTTCGGTGGCGACGACCTGCAGGACCTCGCGCTCTCGTGGGGCATCATGGACGAGATCGGAGTGGCCGCCGGCACGCCCGCCATCCACACCGGCAAGAAGGGCGCCCTGGCATTCAGCGCCGGCGCCATGCGGCTCCTCAAGGCGCTCAGGGCGCGGACCTTCCAGCCCCGCGCCGTCTGCCTCCGGTCCCCCCTGACCAACATCGCATACCCCGGGCACGTTACATCCGACGCGGTCAGGGCCATGATACCAGGGTGGACCAGCCCTTCCGGCACCGAGCACCAAGACCTTACCACCTACGAGAAGGCCCAAAAGGTCGCCAGATCGGCGCTCCACTGGTGCGAGGACCTCCCCTACATCCCGTACCTGATAATCCAGGCCGAGGACGACGCGACCATCCGCGCCGAGGACACCAGGGCCTTCGTTAAATACATGAAGGACCTCGGCCACGACATCGACCTCGCCAACGTCCCGACCGCCGGCCACTCCTTCGCTAGCGCCAGTCTGGTCAAGGCGTCCAACAATCTCATCAGGGGCTTCTTCAACCGCACCCTCGAGGTATAGGCACGCCGGGCGTTTATCCGTTACAGTACGGACATGCCAACACCCGTCCAGGAAGCCGCCCGCTATGCCGCCGCTACCGTCGAGGAGCCCCTCGTCGAGACCGGCGCGACCTATCTGCCCGTCTCGGCCCTCGGTATGCAGGCCCGCAAGAAGGCCCTGCGTGAGCTCCGTTGCATCCCCGCCGGGATCGAAGTGGCCGAGCCGGTCGAGGCCGCCAACGAGGCCGACACCCTGGCGCACGGCGCCGACCCCGAGCCGGCGCCGGCGCCCGAGCCCGGTGACGACGAGACCACCGAATAGATAAGGGTGCCAGGATGGCCGAACAAGTACGCCCGATGCAGTACCAGGAGGAAGAACGATTCAAGTTCGACCCCTACGCGCACGCGGTGACGGCCATCACCGAGCCGCACCGGATGACCCACGACGGCTTCATGTACAACGCGAGCAGCGGCGGAATAGCCGTCGCAGATGGTGCCACGCTCGACGTGATCTTCGCGCTCGCGGCGGGCGTTTTCGCGCATGTTATTCTGGTCGAATTCGGGATCGACGACGGGCCCGGCCTCGTCGAGCTTTACGAGAACGTCGTCACAAGCGACGATGGGACGACCGTACTCACCAAGAACCACAACCGCGTCGGCACCCCGTCCGACCCGGCCACCGTGGTCACCCATACCCCGACAATCACCGACGTGGGCGACGTCCTGCACCAGCGGTACATCCCCGATCCGGGCGGTTCAGGCAACCAGAGTCTAGGCAACGTCTTCTCGGGCGAGGACCAAGAGTGGGTCCTCGGCGGCGAGAACAAGTACCTCTGGCGCCTCACCAACAACAGCGGTGGCGCCATCAACGCTGGGGTCCACTTCAACTTCTACGAGATCGGCTACACCGTGAACCACCGCGAGGAGTTCGACAACCTGTCCGGAAGCTAAACCATGCAAGAGCTAAGAATCCGAAACCAATCGCAGCAGATCTACACCCGCGCCATATCGAGCGCGTGGCGTAATAACATCCAGCTAAACGACCCGAGCCTCTGGCAATTCAGAGACCCCGAGGTCGAGGAGAAAATGCTACGCGATGCCGACATCAGGCACGCGGTCGGATACCGCCGGCACCTCATCGCAGGAAAAGACTGGCACATAGTCCCTGCCGACGCGGCGAGCGCACGCGCCCCGATGGCGGTCGAGATCGCCACCGAGCTCGTCAAGGGCATCGAGGGGTTCACGCAGTCGCGTATGAACCTCGCCCGGGCCTTCTTCTCGGGCGCCCGCTTCGCCCGCATCCACGGCGAGCCCCGAGTCCTCCGCATCGGTGACGGCAAGCCGCGCACCTGGTGGGTGCCGACCAGGCTCGAGGACACCGACAAGCGCATGTACCGAATCGTCCCGCAAAACGACGACGGCGAGCTCTCCGCGCACTGGGAGCGGTGGGACGTCGGCGAGGTGACCTTCGCTCCCGAGTCGAAGATGGACGCGCTCCACACCATCAAGCACGTTTACCAAGACGACGAGGCCACGCTCGGTTACGGCTCCGCGCTCCGCGAGGCCCTCGGCTGGTGCTGGTACGCCAAGGAACACGTATTCCAGGAGAGCCTCGCGGCCGTCGAGAAGTTCGCGCAAGGCATCCTCGTCGCCAAGATTGACGGCGCACGCGACGCCAAGACCGACCTCCCGAACAACGAGCTCATCGAGGACTGGACCGGAGTGCTCGAGGACCTTCGCGCCCGCCACGTTCTCGTATTCGACAAGAGCGACGAGGTCGAGATCCTGCCAGGCGGCGGCGAAGGGTGGCAGACCTTGGAGACGATGCGAGCCGAGCTCTGCTCTAAAGTCTATACCTTGATTTTAGGCGCCAACCTGACTACCGCGGCAAGCGATGGCGGGAGCTACGCGCTCGCAGAAGTCCAGGAAAACAGCACCGAAGCGCTCATCCAGTTCGACCGCGAGACCCTGCAGGAGACCCTAAGCAAGAGCCTCATCGGCTGCCTCTGGTTCCGCAACCACGCGAACCTCGTCGAGCTCGGCATCGACCAGGAGCGCCCGCTCTTCAACATCACGCAAGAGAAGCGGCAAGATCCCAAAGAGCGAGCCGAGGTCGCAAGCACACTCTCGGCGATGGGCGTCGACCTGCCGCTCAATGAGGTCCTGGAGCAGACCGGATTCTCAGCACCCGAGGAAGGTGAGCCAATCATCCCGGGCGGTTCAGGGGTTCAGCCCTTCGGCGGCGGGCTCTCGGACTTCGGGCTAGCGGGTGGCGAAACCGCGGCGCCGGTCGACGTGCAGGACACCGCGCTCAACGGCGCACAAGTGCAAGCCGCGACCGACATCATAGACCGCGTCGTGAGGGACGTCATGCCCGCAGACACCGCTATCGATATGCTCATCACCATGTTCAACTTACAGCCCGATAAGGCGAGGCGCATGGTGGAAGGTGCCCGTACCTTCGAGCCCGTCGAGACCTCAACGGAGTCGACCGTCTAGACCATGGCCGAGTTCGACGTCAACGGAATCCTTGAGGACATCAACACACGGCTCGCCGAGGGTTATATCACGGCCTTCCGCGAATACCTGGTCGCGGTCGTCTTGAGAAACGCGCCGCAAACCCGCGACGCCCGACTCAAGCTCGAGGAGGTGGTGCGCGAGTCGATGGGGGCGGCCGAGGTCCTCGGCGCCTTCTCGACTCTACGCCAAGCGGCGGCGGTACTCGGCGAGGACCGGGTCCACCTTGCAGCGGATCGCGGTCAACTCCTCGCCTTCGCGGACACCTCGGCGACGAAGATCCTCTCGAGGGTCACCTTCGCCGAGGCGCTCGAGGACCTGGTCGACCGCGTCCCGATGACGCTACGCCCTGCCGCGGAGAGGGCATCCTTCCGCATCGCCGAGCTCTACAGTGAAGAAGGCGGCGTCATCGCCTTCGCCAAGTCGGCCGAGGACGCCGTCACCGCACGCGCCCAAGAGCTCATAGCTAAGGGGGTCCGCGAAGGTATCCCCGAGCGCGACATCGGCCGCACGCTCGCCTTCGGTGTCAACAGGATCCGCGAGGAGACCGAAGCCTGGACCGAGGGCTACGCCAGGATGGCCTTCCGCACCAACCTCAACGACGCCGTCACGGAAGGCCGGCTCCGACAAGCGCGGGATCCCGACATCAAGGTCGCGGTCCCGGCCTTCCGCTTCACGGCCGTCGGCGACGGCGACACGCGCCCTAACCACCGGGCCGCCGACGGCGTCATCCTCTCGGTCGACAATACGGCATGGCGGTGGCTCCGCTCACCTCTCGGCTACAACTGCAGGTGCAGGCTCGACAACATGAGCCGCCCCGAGCTCCGACGGATGGGCCGCCTCGACGCCGCCGGCAAGGTCATCGAATCGAAGATCCCGTACAACGCCAAGCCCGACGAGGGGTTCAGGCCGTGAGGCGACCCCGGTGGGACGACACGCGCCAAGACCTTCGGCGCCTCGTCTTCAAGGACGGCGCCGCCACCGTCGCACGCCGAATCCACGCCCACCGGGCAACGGTCTACCGGCTCATCAGCGGCGATACCAGGCGCCCGAGCGGCCCGCTCAGGGCGGCCGTCGAGGAGGTCGTCGCAGATGCGACAACACCACCTGATACAGTAGGCGAGGAAACATGAAACACGCCACCACGCACCGCGCCCCGGGCTTCAAGGTCACCAAGACCGACGACCACACGGTCTTCCATAGCGTCCCGATCTTCGCAGAATGCGAGCGTGGCGACTTATGCTTCGACGCTAAATGGATCGCCGGCGCCGTCGCCGAGGCCCAACAGCAGGAGCGCGACGGTTACTTGCCACCGCTCCACACCAGGCACCACGAGCCGGCGACGGACCAGACCGACGCCGTCAAGGCGGTCGGCGTCTTCCGCATCACCGACGCGGGTCCGGTCACCTTCAAGGGTAAGCGGATCACGGCCGTCTTCGCCGACCTCATCGTCACCGATCCAGGCATGGCCGACGAGCTCGGCCGCATGAAGTACCCTTACCGCTCGGTCGAGATCTTCGACCCGGAAGGCCCGCCGAAGATTAACGGCCTGGCGCTCCTCGACCACGAGGCGCCCTACCTCGAGCTCCCGATGCTCTTCGCCGGTGAGGTCGACGACAAGCGCGACCAGGACGCCCTCGCGCACTCACGCGCCGAGGGCATGATCCCCGACACCGGAGTCGCAGGTGCGACAAGTTTCTCCCTCAACTACTCTCGCAAGTCAGGCGATCCCGTGTTAGGCTCCGTCCAACACGGCAAGCGAGCCGTACTGCTTTTCAAGTTTCCCGACGAGGACAACATGACCGACGACAACAAACAAAGCACCGACAACCCCGCCAACTTCGCCGACGATAGCGAGGACAAAGACGAGGACGGTGAGAACATGGAAGGCGGTGAGGGCGGCGGTCTAGACGTCGGCTCAGTCGTCAAGGCCATCGAGTCGGGCGACATCAGCGTCGCCGACATGGACGCCATCCTCGCAGCCATCCAGGCGCAAGGCGGCGAACCAGCACCCGAGGAGGAAGTGGTCGACGAGCCCGCACCTGCTCCCGCACCTGGCGCCGAGATCATGAAAGGCGGCACTGCAGCCGCCAAGCTCTTCGCTCACCAGCAGGGCAAGATCGACGCACTCGAGGCCAAGGACCGAGCACGCGATGCAGCCGACAAGCGCACCACCGACGTCGGTGTCGCCATGAAGCGCCTCGATGGCAAGCCGCTAGGCTCTGACCTCGAGCAACGCCTGACCAAGTTCCACAACACCGTCGGCGGCAACGCAGAAGCGTTCAAGGAATACGTCGACACGATGGCCCGCTCCGTAGGCGAGCTCCCGTCCGACAACTCTGGCGCCAACTTCGCTGGCCAGCCTAAGATGCCGAAGGCAGCGATGGCCTACCAGAACCACGGCGGCGAAGCCGTCGACCAGGCCGCGCACTTCTCGCGTGAGTACCAATCCGGCATCGGTCGGAATATGCGGGCGAGTGAGGAAGCCTACGTCCGCATCAACATGAAGCGCCTCGGCTTCGATATCGAGGAAACCGCAACCGCCTAAACGGAGACCGACATGGCTGACCGCACCACCAATCAACAGTACGAATCGAAAGGCGCCGACCGAGTGGCGTACCCGATGACCAACGCCGCCGTCTTACCCATCGGCACCCTCGTGCAAGTCGCCAGCGGCTTCGCGGATCACTACGACGGCACCGGCACCCTGCTCGGCATCGTCGTCGGCGGTGAGAACCTCAACTCATCCGGGATCCCGGTAGGCGACACCAGCCTCACGCCCGACGCAGCTTGCTACGTCGACGCGAGCGGCCCGGTGATCGTTGGAATCCCGGTTGCGAATTCGACCGTGGTGGGCGCTTACGTCTACTGCGACGACTCCGACCTGGCTAACGCGGATACCACCCAACCGACGACCGACGCCCCGATTGGGTGGATCATCGGCTGGCGATCTGCGACCGACGTAGACGTCAAACTCTTCACCGCACTTGAACACACCATCGGCGTACAAGGCGGCGGTGCAGCCTGGACGTAAACCATGAGAGCAAACGCTTCACAACTTCTTGCTAACGGTCTCCGCACCGAGTTTTGGGACACCTACGCGAAGGTCCAGAACCGCGTCGCAGACTCACGCCTCGCCTCGGTAATGAACCTCGGCATCAGCGCGACCAACCGCGAACACGACTTCGGCTACTTCGAGAGCGCCCCGCACTTCACTCAGTGGAAGCGCGGCGACGAGATCAAGTCCAAAGCGATGGACTCGGTAGCCTTCAACGTCCCCGTCTACGAATGGGGCCGTCGAGTGCCGTGGTCCAAGTGGGATAAGGACGACGACCAGACCGACTCGCTCATGGCCGTCGCAAGCCAGGCCGGCGAATCTGCAGCGCTCCTTCCCGAGCGCATGTTCTTCGACTGCATCCAAAACACGACCACCATCCTTCCGTCGGTCCCGACGGCACCAGATGGCGCGGTCATGTTCGCAACCACCGACGGCGGTGGCGGAGCACGCTTCGGCGCCACCAACGGCAACCTTCTGTCAGGCGGCGGCGTAACGGCATCGGCAATCCTCACGGACTTCTACGACGCCATCCAGCAGTTCATGCTCTTCCAAGACACCGAGGGCCAACCGCTCCTCAACGACACGCTCATGCAGCAGCCGTTCATCCTCTGCCACCCGGTCGCTCTGACCGAGGCGATGGAGACCGCGTTCCTGCAGAAGCAACAGCTAGGCGACTCGTCCGTCGGTGGTGCCAAGTCGAACGTGATCGCGGATACCGCGAAGCGCGTGACGCTCTGGCCGAGCCCACGCCTTGACAGTGTCGACGCGAACGACTGGTATCTCTTCCTCGGCAACCCACCAAAGGAGCAGACCTTCTTCCTCGACCGCGAGGCAGTGACCGAGGAGTCGGCGCTCATGAGCGACAACAACTCAGACAGCGTCCGCAGCACCGCCGAAGAATACATCCAGTGGCACAGCCGCTCGGGTGCAGGTATCGCTCTGCCATACGGCGCGATCAAGACGACCAACACCTAAGCGGTCCAGGTCGACCAACCACGGCCGCCGTCCTTCGAGGCGGCGGCCGTTTTTTCTTACCATCAACTAAATGAGGCCCGCACCAGCGGCCAGAACCTCCGATGACTACAGCAACAAAAACCACCAAAGTCGACGCCGCCTCGCTGGCGCCAGACTTCGACAACATCCCCGGCGAGCTCATCGCCGACGAATACTGCTTCTGGATGGGCGTGACCGCCGACTGCCCTCGCGGGCAGATCGACGTCGCCGGCATGTGCTTCCCGCGAGGGACCGAGCGCATCATCATCAACGACGCCGGCAAGCAGGTTCGCGTTCCCGAGAACGGCACACTCAACCAGTTCGTCTCGCGGCACCACTTCGAGGAGCTCTGCAAGGTCCTCCCGCGCCTGGTAATCAGGCCATCGAAGCCGGTCCTGCAGGACGGAAGCGGCGAAAACATCGGCGACCCAATCAACCGGAGCAAGGGCAAGCTCATCAAGATCCCCGATGAGAAGATGATCGCCGGTGCCGCCGACGGTGGGCGTAGGCTCAAGCCCTACGTCAAGCGCGAGGGCGACCGCCCCGCCACCGAATTCATGTATTTTATCTACGCCCCGAGTGGGGTCCGTGGACCCAACTTCCAGACGATCGCAGAGGCGGGCCTTGAGTGGCCGGCCGAGATCCAAGCGGTCGAGGACCTCTTGAGCTAGGAGCTCACCAATGCCAACCGAAGCCGAAATCCAAACCCAGTGGAAAAACCTCGCTAACGTCCTCGAAAAGACGCGAGCCTACGCCGACGACAACCTCGTCAACGCGGGCGGCTACATCGACGTCCTCGTTCAGAGCTTCGAGGGTGAGTATATTCCGATCGAGGGCTCGGCTTTCGTGACCCGCGTCCGCGCTCTCCTCTCGAGCGCGGTCGACCAGTCCCAGGCGCTCGCCATCCTCGAGCCGATGCTCTATGAGTATTCGGCGATCTTGGCGGTGAGTTCGACGCTCGGCTACGGCTCGGGCTATAGGAGCGCCGGCGACGTGTTCGTCGCGCTCTACCAATGGCTCCACGACAACACCGAAAGCGTCGAGACCAGGGCAATCACCTACACCACGCCCTCGGCTAGTGGCTCCAACACGGGCAACGCCGATATCGCACGCCTCACCGTCGACCGCTTCGGCTACAACCTCGAGGCGTGTACCGTCGAGAAGAAGATGGTCAAGTGCATCGCCGACCAGAACAGCGGCACCCAAAAGTGGGCCGAGAGCTTCGAGGTTATCGGTGAGTCGGCGAGCTTCGACGGCCTCCGCCGAGGCGTCACCGGCAGCGGCGAAGCCTCGCGCACGCTCATCCGGGCCAAGCACGCCGGCAGCGGTGCCGGTGGTTCGCTTCTCAACAACTCGAGCTTCTCCGACTTCACGGCCGACTCGGGCGGTGAGCAGTTCACCGGATGGGTCGAGACCCTATCAGGCGCGGCCGTCTACACCGACATCACGCAAGACACGACCAACTACTACCGCACGCACCCCAACGCGAGCACCAACGCGAGCATGAAGATCTCGATGGACAACGCAGGCGATGAGATCACGCTCAAGCAGTCCGTCAACAACATGCGCATCTCGCGCCTGGACCCCGACACCCCGTACTTCCTTCGCGTAGCTTGGAACCGCTCCATCGGCTCAGGGACCGCCGGCAACGTCACGCTCAAGCTCGGCGGCAACACGGAAGTCACCACGGCCGTCGCCGCGCAGAGCGGCTGGCAGGAGCTCATCATCCCGTTTGACAAGACCTGCTGGCTCGAGGAGTTCGGCGAGGATTCCTTCGACATCGAGATCGGGTGGGACGGCGGGACCGCCGGCTACATCCTCTTCGACGACGCCATCTTCTGCCAATGGGACCGAATCGATGGCACCTACTGGCTCGTCCACCAGAACTCCCAGGTCCCGGCCGCCAACCTCGTCGAGGACGAATACTACGCCGTCGACTCAGGCGGCGCACCAGGCACCGGTATCCTGCAATACTGGTGCTGGATCGCGGGCCTCGGCTACCTCCCGAGCGACGCCTCGCCAACCATCACCGACCCAACCTAAACCATGACCGCTTCCGCACTCTGGACCGACGTCGTCGCCAACTACGAGAGCGAGGGCCTCATAAACCTCACCAACCCGCGAGACAACGG